TCAATACGCTTACCATAGCCCTTTAAACCTGTAGCAGAAATATCACCTTGCATGGCATTAAGTGAATCTAAGTCAGTGGCACTTTCTAATCTACGACGAAGAGCAGCAGTGTTAACATCACTATCTTCTTGTAACCTACTTTCTACTCCTTCATCGTAAGACGTAAGAGTATCTTGTGCTTTGTCTATTGCTTTAGAAAATAGATCGCCTGCACTAGTTAAAGCATTTACTGAAGTTGCACTACTTGGAGTAGTTAATTGTGTCCATTTAGGTGCTTGATACGCCATTTTATTTATTCCTTATACGGTTCTTTCTTGACCAACACCACGTTCTCTAACGTAATCATCTGCAGCCATTCCTGCAGCTTCGTTGCTCATACCGCTTCTTAAATTACGGTTACGTTGTCTGTCGTATAACTGATCGTTTACTGTTGCAACTTGATTACCGTATTGTTTTTCAAACGAATCACGCCTAAAATCTAAATCAGAAGCTGCTAACTGTCGTTGCTCATTAGCCATGTACAACCCTCCAAGTGCCCCAAATGCACCTAAAGCAGTTTGTGCTTTACCACCTACACCACCCATACCCCAAGGGGTAGTTTGACCCAAATTACTATTGCCACCGTTGAGAAGGTTACCAGCAGCATCTCTAGAACCATAGCCACCAAAACCAGGGTTTCCATTTAATCGTGCATTTTTTAATTGTAACTCTGCTGGACTGCTTCCAGACGATTGACCAAAGTTATCCCATTGCATTAAATTACTGCTGCTAGGGTCAAAAATACTATTAGGGCCAAAATTAGCCATAGTCGATGTTGCTGACAACGGTATTGTTGTTCCTATAGATGGAAACTTAGGCTTATTAGGCTCATACGCATTATATTTGTCTACCATTAGACTACTCCAAAATATATTATTAATAGTAGTTTACATTGTTATCACTACTATGTGAACAGTTACCTAGCTAGCACCCATTGGGTTTAGTCTAGGTAGTTTTAACTGACTATCGTAAAAACTTTCTAATTGATCGTAAACTAAAACACCTGGGTTTTGTATTAGTGTTCTAGCGTAAAATGTAGTGGGCTCTTCATAAGATCTGATTCCTGCCATAGCATTGTCTACTATTAATTCACTGTACTCTGATTCTTCTAGCATTTCTCTTTTTTCTTTAAGCTCTTCCCAAAGATCCTCAGAGTTAGTAACAAAGTCATTCAGCTCAGATTGTAGGTCTTTCATTTGTTGACCAATGTAAGCTTGCCCTACTCCGTTTACAACATTAATTAATTGTATTGGATCAGCAAGAGTAAAAGTATCAAAGTTAAAATCAAACTCTCCAGCAGTTATACCAATATAACTAACTGCAATAGCTACTGCTGCTTTTAAATATGGATCGTCTATCATAGATAGCACCTGATCCAAAGCCATGTTAATGGCTATTGCAGCTCCATACGCTGCTATAAACGCAGCCATAGACAATTCAGTTCCACGTATAAAAAACCCAATCAGAACAGCTATGGCAATGATTACATACTATTTAACAGACCGCCAAAGAGACTGATACCACTTTAAATAGAACTCAGTTACCGAGTGGCTCATCAATACAAAGCTTTCAAGGAACACTTGTTCTTTTAATTCAAGAGTAGGCAATTGAGCCACTACGCCATGTATTAATGGAATGCAAAAATTGTCATAATCTAAATGATTACTGTCTGTAGACAAATTTATGGTTACTGTTTTATTAGCACCTGAAGGATAGTCTATTACAGTTTTTGCTATTACTCCTGTAATTACTATCTGACGATAAGTATTTGCACCAGATGCGCTAGGCGCAAGTAAAGTTATTGAACCAGTAGGTATACTTAAATTTAATTGTTGAAACGAGTATGTTTGTCCAGCAACAATAGTACTGTCGTAAGTCGTTCTAGTTCCAGATACAACTGTGTTGGTTATAGAGTCAAACTCTAGTTTAAAGTTGTAATCACTTTCTGATATGTTTACAGAATACTTTGACTGAGACCAAGCAACATTACCTGTACTTGGATCTGCTTGATTTAAAAGAATAGCATCAAAAAACTCAAACAAATAAGCTTTGCCTGCCTGGGTAGCAGAGTTAACGTTAATTGCGTTTAACAAAAATATATCTGTTATACGATTCTCTTCGTCAGCTACACTTGAAGGTACAGGCACACCTGCTTTTATAGATCCAAAAACTACATCTAACGGAAAGCTTAATTGCCTTAGCAATCTCTGTGCATCATCGTACTCTTCTTTACGTGACGCGTTGTCTATGTACACACCGTCTAACATTAAAGGATAGATAGGGTACGCTACAAAATCGTCTGAGTTACTGTAAGTGCTAAAGATGTCATGAAATAGATGAGAGTCTGCATTTGCAGGAGAATATAATTTTACTTTTACTAAACCCAAGTGATTGTAAGTATACCTAATTACTTTTACATCATGTCCCACTGTTCTAAAAGCAGTCTTAGTAGTAGCACTAACAACTGCATTACTACTATTTATTATAGACTCTACGTAAGTAAAGGTAGTGTCATTTACGTAAGTTGCAGCTGTGTATGCTTTAGTAAATGAAGCACCACTTTCTGTGTACGTAAAAGAATGCACTGAAGAATCGTATGTTGCTATTGGAGTCTGTATTGCATCTAACTGATCCATAGCTGACGGAAGCGTAAACGTAGTGCTAGTTATAGTTGGCGCTCCTTCTGGAAACGCCAAATTTAAAAAGTAACTTTGATTACGTAGTGGGCTTGTTTGAGTTATTTTTGGAAGCTTATGTACATAGGACTTCTTAGCAGTATTTATGTAGCTTGCAGCAGATGTAAACCTGTTATTTATTAATGCTTTTCTAACAGCTAAAGCAGGTGATATGCCTCTAATAGAGGCCGTCATCACTGCTTTTCGCATGGTTGGAATAGTGTCTTCCATCTCACCAAATACAGGCTGGGTATGCGCCCTTGCTTCCCTAGTCCAGCCCATCTAGTGCTCCATTACGGCATTGCTAATATTGCAGCATAATCTATACCTGAACTTCTAACAGCATTCTTTAGAACTGTACCTACCTCAGTGTCAGAAACACCTAGCACATATCCATTTGGATCTGTTCCTTTAGAGATCTGCCAAATTTCGCTAACTAACTTAGCTGCTTTTTGTTCTGCATCTCGTGCAAATCCATCTTTTTGAGCAGTATATAGTTCTTGCTGTTTGGTTACTAAGATAGTTTGTTGAGCTTCAGTAAGTGCTTTTTTATCAAGCACTCCTCTTTCGCTAGTCATCTTAAGAACCTGACTTGCTTTAACCAATAGATCTTGGGTAGATTGAGAGTTGTTACGGGTAGTAGCTGCGCTCTGCTCTGCTACTTGTGCAGTAGACAATGCAACAGCACTTACAATTTGCTCACGCTGTTTAACAGCAGTAGTTAAACTATCTTGTAACTGAGTGTTTGCCCTGGTTGTACCATCAACGCCTTCAGCCATTTGCACATGAATTAAATCAATTTGATTATCAATCTGTACACGTTGCTTTAAGCTAGTAGTTAATGTGTCTTGTAGTTGAGTATTGGCTCGTAAGGTGCCGTCCAATTGCTCTTGCACTTGTGTATCTACTAATACAATACGAGAGTTAATCTCTTCACGCTGTTTTGCAGTAGTAACCAAAGTATCATTTAATTGGGTAAGTGCAAGTTCTGCTTGTTGCTCCCCCAATACAAAAGACACTGATTGCTGCATTGCAGACTGTACTGCTCCAAGATATACAGTAGCGTACTCAGCTCCTGTAATTCGACCCTTAGTATACTGATCATTTAAATGAGCAGTAACTGTTGCCATTAACTTATCAAAGACACCGTTGCCTGTTAATGTTCCTTCAGTTACTTCCGTTATAGCAATAGTGGGCATATAGTTACCTTAAAATTTAACAGTAGTAGAGTATGTAGTATCCACAGCTACTGCATTAACGCTTGTAACGTGAGCAACATTTGTAGACGTTAGTACTTCATAACGCCACACACCCTTCTTATTTAATACATCTGAGAAAGTAATAGAACCTGCAGCAGACGTAGTTGGGGTAACATCAGTTGCAAGAGCAACGCTAGAAAAGATACCGTCAGGATCCACTGCTCTAACGCTTATAGCGTCAGCTGCCACATCTCCTGCATTTAACTGAGGTCGTGCGATTGTAAAAGTCACAGTGGAGTTGACGGTATACATATTATTTTCCTGTTATTCGTCAGAAACTAATGCTTGTTGACGAGCTAAGTTACGCAACTCTTCTCCTGTTAGTGGAGGTAGAATATCAATACTAAATTCTGGTACTAGCTTACTCTTACGAGTCTTAGCACCATTAGATGATGTATGTGTATAAAACACAGAGCACTTACGCTCTTCAATCATATTGTGAATGATGTTAGGTACGTGCCAGCCATCTGGCGCATCAAACGGTACAAACTTTTTAAATGTACCCAACTTAGCAGAACCTACAGAAAAGATTTCTCCTTCCCAGTTCTTCTTGTTTGGATTCATACATGTAATTCGGATACGTATGAGCTTACCAGCCTCATCTCGTGCTTCAGCAACTAACTGAGTTTCAGTTTTCTTAGCAGCTATTTTTGGTGCAGATTCTACAGCAGGACTTAATGCCTGGTTAACTAGATTACGTAGCTTGGCTACTCCAGTATTGTGACGATAATCAATTCCTAGTTGGTCTGCACGGGCTCTTAAAGAGTCTAGCTCACTTGGGATTTCATTATCTTCTTGTGTGATTTCATCGTTCATTGTACATCTACCTTTTAGAAGAGGGTGATACCTCTATATGTGAAAAAACCTCCCCGTTAAGGGAGGTTATATTATACCGCTACTCTAGATTAGAGCAACAGTCTTAAGTACTGCTAAACGCTCTGCTCGCAAAATCATAGTACCGTAGTACCACTTGATGCTGTAGAAGCCAGTCTCGCCATACGGATCAGAAGAACTATAGTTCTCACTAGGACGTACGTGCTTGATCTTAAACTTAACAGTCTTACCATCAGTTTGGAAACCGATAGTAGTAAACGCGCCTTCACCAACAACCATCATTGGGAAAACATCGTAGTTACCATTGGTGTGGTAGTAACCTGCATCTGTTGCAGAAGCGCGTGTTGCGCCAGCGCCAGCCCACTTCATCATTTCAGGTACTTCAACGATGCGGAAACTGTCTACTGAACCAATCTCACCACGAACCACATTGCCAGCTTCTGCATATTGTGCAACAGGAATGAAGGCTTTGTTTGAGTGATAGTCAGTCATCTTCATGATTGCAGGAACCATTTCAGAACCAACGTACATGATACGAGCAGCGTTAACTACTTTAGTATCTACCATACGCGAACCAGAGATAACTTTGGTTTGCTTAGGAGTACGGTTGTTGTTTAGCTCAATGCTTAACTTAACCAAATCGTCATAGTCTACTGCAGTAACACCACCAGTTTTACCAGACAATGTAAGAGCAGAAGTTGCTGTACCAGCATAACGTAATACGCCAGCACCGTTTAACAAATCAATCTGAAGTTGATCTTCAGTGATTTCGTTAGCAGCCTTAACAGACTCGGTAGTGATGTGTTGCATTAAATCAGCATCTGAATCAAAGTCCAAAGACTCTTGAGTGTACTCATCGAAGAAACCAAACTTCTCAATAGTACCTTCTAATTCTAAACGCTTCATACCAACGCGGTTTACACGACCACCAGCTTCAGACAAAGCAGGGATCTTAGAAGAGATAGCACCAACGTCTTTAGAAGAACCGTATAGGTTACCGCCACCTTGTGTAATAGATGCACCAACACCTGCAGTAATAACAGCATCTTTCTTAGTAGAGTCTGCGTACTTAGCGTTTAGACCACCAGCAATAGTGATTGAGGCAAAGCCTGTACCACTAGCACCACTGTCGTTAGCACCAGCAGTTGCAACTACTACAGAACCAACGTTATCGTTGATAGCAGCTGCGGCAGCAGCTTTAGTAGCGTTAGTTACTTCCATCACTGTACGTGGGAAAGTTGCATAGAACTGTGCGGTTGTAATAACTGCACCAGCAGCATCAAGACCTTGATCGTTAGAATTACGGCTATCTAGGATAGGCATGTAATGGAAACGCTTAATAGTCTTACCCATGTTTTTAGGCATGGCAGTTACGTCGGCTAGCTGACCGAAGTATTGTTCTTTTGAAGCTTCAACTAAAGCTTTTTTAGCGTAATAATCCGTACGGACTTGCGCTCCAACACCAGACGCTGTTCCGCCTTTGGGATCGTTATATGTAATACTCATTAGTATATCCTTAAAAAATAGTAATTAAACAAACTTACTAGAAGACATCTTCTCAAATTCTTCGTCGCTCATACTGAGTACATCGAACTGAGGTTTTGCCTTACTAGGCTTACTTTTTGTAGAGCCCGCAGCTTTTCGCTTAACTTTAAGCTTTGGATCTACAGGATTGTTTGCCTTATTAACACTATTTGATTTAGATATACTAGTTGGTTGGGTCTTAGTAACCTGTACAGGGTCACCAAATCCTCCACTAGAATTGATCGCATCGCCTACTTGTTTATAAGCCTCAATATCAGAAAGACCATTAAGTCTTCCTAAAATTCGCTCCCGTTCTACAACTTCACTGACCTTCTTGAATATTCCAGATCCGACATGATCGTTGATGACCTTAATGATATTAGGGTCTTTGGCAATCATATCTTTGGACGCTTCGTCCCACTTATTACCAATGATATCAATAGTAGTGTTAAAGGTACTTGTGTCTCGAATGTCATCGAGTATTCCGTCCAGTGCTACTTCGCTATCAGAGACATTGTAAGCGTTGGGTCTATACGCAATATTGTCTGTGTCAATATCTAGTGGATCAATTCCACTATCTTTTACTAACTTCTTAACTGCTTCAGGATCTTGTTTACTGAGATCAATTAAGTAGCTTAACTTCTGTTCATCTAGCAAACCGTGGTTGTCTAGCATTTTAACTACTTTAAGATTTGGCTTTAACGCAGCCATTTTCTTATTGTAGTTAGCACCCATTTGCATCAAAGACCTGGCATCTTCTACCGTGTCTACTTTGATGTCTTTGCCGTTAGCCTTAAAAGGACTAAGCAGCTGTTCATATTGAACTTTATAATCTATTTCTTCCTCAGAGTCAACGTCACTTTCTTCAGAGCCGTCAGAATCTTCGTCTGAGCCTCCTTCAATTGTTTCTGTATCATCGTCAGAGAAGTGACTAGAGTCAGCTTCAGGGTCTGTGCCAGACCCTTCAGCTTCATCTTCAGAGTCCTCAGATGGTTCATCATTACTTTCACCTTCTTCAGTTTCTTCTTCCTGTATTTCTTCTTGTTCGTCTACTTCAATTCCACCTTCTTCAGTAAAATCTTCAGCAGACTCTTCTGAGTCTAATCGAGCCATCTCTGCTGCAATAGCATCGTTAACTTGGTCATCAGGCAAATCTAAAACATTAAGTTCTTCGGACTCAGACATGTTATAACTCCTCTGCTAGAAGTTCTTGACGCGTCTCTTCGTCCTCCTTAATACCTTGCTCTGACATACGACCTATCTGCATAACAGTATTCAGATATTGTCTAAAGTGCCCAATAGCTGTCATACCATCATTAATAGTTCTTTGTGACACCTCATCTTGCATAGAAGGGTCTGCTCGTAAAATAACTAGCCGACTTGATTCATTTACAAAATATCCATCATCTATTAAAGATTGAAAGTCTTTATTTTTTATAAGACGTAGTAGACCATTCATCTTCTCTACATCTTTACGTGCTACATCAATGCTAACATCAATCTGCTCAATTTCACTCATCGTTCATTTACCTTTGTGTCCCCCAGCTTTACCTGTAGGTTATCTTGGTTTAGTTTAAATACTAGGAGCCATTGCTCCATCACCTTTTAACATATTCTCTGCAGCTTTTAAATCAAGCTGAGAGCGTCTATCAAAATCTTTTCTTTCAAATTCTTTATCCATATCAGCTCCTGACTCACGTTCTAAGAACGATAGATCTTCAGTGTCTGACTTGCTTTCTAAGTTACGAGTCTTAGCTAATTTAAGTTGCATGTCAACTTGGTTCTCTGCAGCCTTAGCTTGCTCGTTAGAAATCTGTGCTTTAAGTAACTCAAGTTCCAGCTGTCCTCTCTCTTGTTGTATAGGATCAGGCTGTGGCTGGTACTCTTTAATGCGTTTAGCTAATGCTGGCATCTTACGTAGCATTGCAATTTCTTCTAACAACATTTGACCCATAGAAGGATCCATAGAGTTACCCATAGTCTGTAGCATAAATGCCAACTCTTGAGCTTTCTCGTTATCTGTTTCTGCAGTGCTAATAGTTAATCTAAGATCAAAGTTACCCGCTAAATCATCTCTACGTACTTGTACAAACTCTTCGTTAGTAATACGTACAGTTTCTTCCTCAGATAAAAACTCAGCATTCATAGCTAAGATCTTTCTTCCTGCTTCGCTAATACATGTAGCTAGTCTACGTAAGATACCTAACTCACGCTTACTTGTAGCGTCTAAGGTTCCACGTATGCCAGTTGCTGTGTTACCAAGTGCTTGTCCACTTAAACCAGAAGAAAAAGCTTTAACACCTGTTAATGATTCAGCCTCTTGGTTTTGCAAAGCAAGCATTGCTTCAGCTGATCGAGGGATCTCAGGATAAGCACCCATGTGAAATGCCTGACGTGGATCTACCTGGGCGTTAAACTCATAGTCTAAGCCTCGCTCATACTTACGACGGTTAGTTACATCAAGAGCATCTTTACGTATTCCTAACTGTCCGTTAGCTGAACGACCCATAATGTCAATCATGCCACGAGTTACAGCACCTACAATCTTTTGATTATCTTCTAACAATGCACCATCTGGCTCACCATAACTAGAGTTACGTTTAGGTAACATCTGAGCCATAACAAATGGAATCTGTTGATCTGGGAATGGGTTTACTTCCATTCTAATTATTGTATCGCCTACGTATGTAGCAACAATAGGTTCTACAATACCTGTTTTGTTAATGTCCCAATAACCCCAATACTCATAGGCAACAAACTTCTGACGAGGCTTGTCTTTAAAAGAGAATGTAGCTTCTTCCAAAGTCTGTGCATGATCTGGTTCTGATAATACTGAGTTACCAGATATATTAATTTTTTCTAGATTAGTATATCTACCATCTTTCTTAAGTTCTGATAGGTCAGTCTCAAAACTATAAATAAGGAATTGCGCCTTCTCTATGTCGCCTTTGCACGTAGGATCTACTAGTACGTTATTTAAGTCACACACTTCAAGAGTAGGTTGGTTCTTAATGATTTGAGTTTCCTCAACCATTTCAGTGCCTGTTTGTATTTCTTCAACAGGTTCCATACCTTGAGCAGCCATCTGAGCTGCTTGCATTGGATCTTGTACAGGTACTCGTTCAATAATTGGTTGTTCTACTTCTACAACTGTATCTTCGTATTCCCAACCAACACGGAGTATTACCGTGCCTTCGTCAACTGCAGCTCTAATAAACTCATCAATAAAACGATTCTTTTTAATTTTAGTATTAAATTGGTTATTTAAAACTAATTGATTTTGTACTGCAGCTTGCTTGTCTTCAAAAGTAATGGGCTCTACGTTAAACACATCGTCTGTAGATAGAAATGGCTCACTAAGTGCAGCATACCGCCACTCAGCTTGTTTACGAATAAGTTTAGGAGCTACAGCACTACGACCAGTGCGTTTTGTAATTGCAGCTTTGCCTTCAATATTAAGATTGTCTACCCAGGTCTTAACCTTTGTCATTTGTAATTGATGAGCAGGTAAAGCTTCTGTGTAGTCAGC